CTATCATAACCATCTAATTTAGATTTAGATGTTTTTATTTTAGATTTTATACCGTAGAAACCTAATAATTCAGATAAATCATCCACTAATTGTTTATGTGAAGATGTAAATGTTATTCTTTTTTGTGTTTTACTTACATTTCCATCTGAACTGAATAATGCATCAACTAAGCCCTTTCTAAAATTTTCTGAACCATCAACCCAAACCGACTTAGGTAAACCATAGTTTTTATCCACATTACCAAACTTTTTAATATATAAATCAACCTCTTTATTATTTATAGATATCTCTTTTGTGTGTGTATCAACAAGAACTATTTGCATCTCCTCCTCAATATTTTGGTGTTCCTTTTTGAATCTACGATTAAAATTACCATTAAATGTTATAACATTTGTTTTTAATGTATTTAATAATTTATCGGATATATTAGATTCATCATCAGTGTCGGATACTATCATACCATATTCTGAATGTTCTTTTCTATTTGAAACCCAACCATCACCAATAATCCAACCACATAAGAAACCATCATCATACCCACCTAAATTACCATCAAAAAGTTTATTCTCTCTAATTATTGGTAATTTATCACCGTTTGTTAAATCTGGTGTTTTAACTTTAACATACTTTTCACCATCCCAAACGGGCCATTCATGTTCCTTAGTTGCAAAATATTCGGTACCATCTTCAAGTGTTAACTTAACAAGTTGCTGATTTTTACCAGATAACCAACATTTTGCATCAGATATTTCACCATTTAAATTTTTAACTTTAAAACTTTTATCTTGCAACTCCTCAATAGGAAAAATCCCTTCTGTTGTTAACACTTTTGTACCTGCCCTTAACGATGGGTTGGTACCCCAATCCTTATCATTTGTGAAATAAATACCAGGTTCTCCAGAACCAGACAACTTGATTCTCAACCAAAGATCATCAAAGAATTCTTTAGTTATTTTATGTCTTAGTAACACGGCAGAATTATTCGCTCTACCTCTTTGAGGGTTATTTTCCCACCATGCACCAGATTTACAAGAAATCATTTCATCATCGTCAGCGGAGAATAAACAAATTAGTGCCGCTCTACGGATACCTCCTGCAAGTACTGCATCTGCAATATAACATACAATATCATGAACTTGAATTGGCGTTAATTTTTCACCATCTTCTATAGTATCTAATATTTTTTTAATATTATGAATACAATCTTTAAGTGGTTGAGGCCCTGGAGCTTTACCACCAGATGTAATCAATCTTGCACCTTTTGGTCTAATATCTGAAAAATCGAATACTGGTGTTGAAGAAATATCACCTGTATATGATTTTAACAAGGTTTTGATAGCGTCAGCCCATCCTTCAATTGAATCAGATATCAAAAATCTTCTGTTTCTTGTTGGGTTTGGTTTTCTTATTTCTGGTAATTTTTCTACGTGATGTCTTTGTACTGAGTAACCAACACCAGTACCACCAAGCAATAAAAACATTACTTCACTAAAGCAATCAATGTAGTCTATTGGTAAATAACAACAGTTACCAGTCACAATACCACCAGATAAAACAAAACTTTTATCATCCTCAACTTCAAGACACCACACATCTTCTGATACAAATGAATCATTAACTTCAGTCATAGACCAAGATGTGTTTGGTCTACTACCAATGTGATTTGTTATTGAAAAATCTTTAGTTAATGGTCGTTCACCAAAATTTGTTATTTCACCTGTTAAATCAGAAATATTTGTAATATAATAACCACAAACCTCCAAATATTTTTTAAGAAAATCTATATGATCTTCCTGTGAAGATTGTATAGATTTATATTTAGATAATGTATTATTTTCATACCAATCTGGGTTTTTAGCACCGTCAGCGGATAAATAGCCATCCATAAAGGCTTTTATCATATTTAAACCATCTATATTTATATCTGGTGTTGTTTTTAAATATTTACCAGTATAAACCATAATATCCCCATCCAAACTATTAGAGGTAGATGTTTCAAACCCCATTTCTTTGAATCTGTAAAGATATTTAGTTGCCTCATCTCCACACAATCTAACCATAGAATATTTAGCTTCACCATTCTTTTTAAGAAGTGTACCATCGCCAAATACATAACCATAACACCAATATAATCTTTCCATAGGTGTTGCACCATTATAGTCAAAATTTTCATTTTTTTGTGTTGGAAAGAGTGGTTTATTCAATTCAAGTTCGGTTGTTTCAGAACCATCAAATAAAATCCATCTATGGTTTTTGGTAACTCTGATGGTTTTTTTACTTTTACCCCTACTAAAGGTGGCTGTTGATAGAAACTGTTTACCATAATTTTTAACAACGGCTGATTTCCAACTACCAGTATGTGTTAAAACAGTTATAATATCTCCATGTTCAAAATCCTTAAATGATTTTGTTCCCTCCGATGTAATAAATTCAGTTTCCCTACCAAAACAGTTGTATATTCTGTTTGGTGAAATTTCAATTGGTTTACCGCCAAATTGAAGTGATCTCATAGAAGGTAATACTTTTTTGTCATATACAAATTTGTATTTTTCTATAATTTCATCTCTTAACATAGGAAATTTCTTAATATGCATTTCCATGTTTCTTGTTACTAAATCTTCCCAGCTTTCTCTTCTTTCTTTCTCTGGTAAGTACTTGGCATACTTCATGTATACCGTAATGTCGCTTAAAATTTTTTGTGATATATCCATTTTTTTTTATCGGTTTTAAAAATAAATATAACCATTTTTGTCAAGGTTTATATATATTTTTTTATAGTTTGTTATTTACTGGGTTGCGCCATTTTTTTCCCATTTAGATCTTAAATTTTCGTTCAAGCTTTTCTGACGATTTTGCTTATCTTTATCCTCGAAACCATGTATAGATATGACATCTTCGGTATCAATAAGCATACGTTTATTGTCAAAAAGGCAGTTTTGGAAAATCATTCCATCAGAACCCATACGATTTTTCAATATGGTTATAGTCGCTCTACCATTTTCTTTCTGTTCCAAAGTTTTACCAACACTTACAATAAGGTGAGCAATTTGTGCTTTTTTCAAGTTTCCACCCATATTTTCGGTTTTTACAACCTCAACACTTGTGGATGATCTATTACCTTGTGTAGCTACCCAACTGGCAATGTTTAATTCTGCTGTCATTGATTCTACTTGGCGCATAATTTTACCTTCATTAGACCAATCTTCTGCTCCAGCAAATTCTTTTTCTGCTGATAAACAATCAAGATAATCAAGAATTAATACATCTATTTTATCGCCTTTAGAATTGATTCTTTTGATTGTATTCTTAATTACACCAACGGTACAACCATCTGCGGACAATTTAAGTATATATAATTTACCAATACCTTCTTGATTATTGATAATCTTGATTTTCTTTTTAACCTCATCTTTACGCAAAGATAATTCAGGTAACGGAATTTCTGTAGAACAAGAGTAATGTTTTCTCTGAACATCTTTAGGACTATCCTCAAAAAATATTTGTAATACATTCCTACCTGATCTATAGGCAGTATTAGCTATTTTGGTAAGCATTGTTGTCTTACCTACTCCAAGTGGCGCTATTATAAGTGCTAATTCACCCCTTGCTAAACCACCATTTGTAATGTTATCTATTCCAGTGATACCAGTTGGAATAGGTTCTCTATAATCATCAGATAAAACATTATCTATTTCAAATTCAAGATCGATAGGTTCATCTACTTGTCTGAAAGTTAAAGCTTTCTTCAATGTTTCCTCGATATTATCAATATCTTGTAGAATACCTTTATCAAGTTTGCTTTTGATACTGTTTACAGCATTTTTCAAAGATTGCATTTTACAGAATCTTTGCGCTGTATCTTGTACATTTAGATTATTGATTTTACATTTTTGTATGTTATCAATGGTATCTAAAAGTTGTTGTTTAAATGTTTCTGCGTTCATCGGAATATTCATATTGACTTCCGTTCTCAACGCAGGGAAATTTAAAAGGCAATTATGTTCTTTGTAATATTCCTTAATAATGTGGGCTATCTTTGAAAAGGCCTCATTTTGAAAATATTGTTTATCAATAATATCAATAATTGATAAACCAAATTTGTGGTCTGTTATTATTTCATTAAATAATTGTAATTGATATTCAGGACCAAGATCACTTAAATTTGATATCTTTTCAACCATAAATTAACCAAGTTTATATTCTAAATAATTCAATTCAAGATTTTCTGTTTTAGAACATAACACTCGTTGTACACTTGTGATTATTTTATAGATATGCTCTCTGATGTCTACACTATATCTTACAGTAGCTGGATATATTCGTGCATCAAATTCACGGTGAGCAATTTCTTTACCATTCATTTTTATTGTAAAAACAAACATATCACTATGTTCATTTTGTTCAAATGATGGGTTGTTAGTGTAATTGTTTCTGTTTTCATTCATAAAATCAAGAGTCTTATTTTTAAGGGATTCCTGAATTAGTCTTATGTTATCGTCAATAACATATTTAAAATCTAAACTGTTCACAGCTTTATTATTAAAACCGAAAACATTAAACAATCTTTGAACAATAATATGTTCGTTGAGTTTCAACGTAAACTCAAAATTACGCTCTTTTCTTTCTTCCATAATCTTATATTTTTTTAGTTTTGAAGTAATTTTGTTCCTTCTTTATAATAGTAATAAAAGTTGACCAAAAAACAAAATTATTTGTTTTTATTTTTTGCCCATCTTTCTTTAGCTTTCAAAGACATTTTTTTCTTAGTCTCTTCAGACATATTTTTTTTAGATTCAGACATTTTTCTTTTAGTACCTTCACTCCTTTTTTTTCCAATATTACTTTGAGAAATTTTTAATTTAACATCTTCAGTTATGATAGTACCTTTTTTAATATCTGACATCTTTTTTTTATATTCTTCACTTCTGTTCAAAGCGGAAAATCTAATTTTTTCTTTAGTTTCATCCGACATCTTTTTTTTAGATTCAGACATCTTTTTTTTCGTATCTTCAGAGTGTTTTTTACCTAACTGACCATCAGACATTCTTTTTTTAATATCGTCAGAAACAATCTTACCTTTTCTTGCCTCAGACATCTTTTTTTTTGTATCTTCATTATGCCATCCACTCCAACCACCATCACCATTTTCAATTTTTAGGTTTGCCCACTCTTCTGATTCAACAATATTATATAATTGACTGTAATAAGTACCTTTCTCTTTTATCTCATCATTATTATAACCCACAAATAAAATTTCAGTTATAATATCTTTTGTTTTTATTTTGTGTTTTTTTATATGATTTAGCCAAACTAAACCACTACCTATATATTTGAAGGGGTCTTTTATGGTTTTTCCCAAATATTTTAAACCTTTTGGACTTGTTTTAATATAAAGATATATTTTTTGTTTCATATTTATAATTTATTATAAATATAAGATGACCAGTAAAAGATTAAAAGTTAGATTTTTTTAGTTTTAAAATAATTTTGTTCTTT